AATCAACCATGATTGCACTAGCAGCAGCCCTAGGGCCCACAAAGCGGGCCGCAAGAGCAGTTGCAGCAGCGCGCACCACGGTATTGGCAGCGGATTTCACGCCTTCAATGAAGACGTTCTTAACCTCTGTCTTAACCGTGCCAATCGCATCCTCAATATAAGGATCGTAGCGAGGTGCTGGTTTGATCACCAAGTTCATAGCATCACCATCGGCGAAAGAGAGTTCGTAATGAACGAACATCTCGACATCGATGGCTCTGATAGAAGCGGGACCTCCAATAAGCGCAAACTGCACAGCACCTAAACCGGGTGAAACCCAGTTCGTGATGTTGGCTCCTGCAGTGTCAATTTGATGCCATAGACGATCAGTCTCATCCAAGTGCTTCAAGATCACGGCAACCCCCTTGCAATCCTGCAGGGGGATGTCGGACCAATAATCACACGTGTAAGAACTGGTGTCCACAGACGTCAAATTTGTGCCAACAGTGGCGGCAAACCCGCGAATACGCACCATCCCACTCGAAGTGAGCGGGGACATGGTGTTACGCAGGATATAGCCAGCACTGACGATACGGTACGCCGAAGCTCCGGAAAATTTCACAGAGCTCACAGGCGTGGCGTAGGTGACAGTCGTCGCAGCTACAACACCGACATAAGAATCGTTGTTGAAGCCAGGAGCGATCATCACAGCGCCATCACCGTTGGCATCAGTAAGGATCGACATGCGGCTATGCCAAGGGTACGCGAGGGATCGCGTACTCGCCTTGTCCATATACTGACCACTCTCTGCATGAGAGCAGAATGGGTCAGTTGCCGCACAGACCCTATTGACATAGGGGGTCAATGACAAGGTCCGCCGAGGGGCGGCCTTGCGCATCGACACTTGCTGCTGTTGCGGTTGGGTTGATTTAATCACTTGGGTCTTCTTGGGTTGCTTACGCTTAACCCTAGTCCTCTTAGATGGCATTTAATTCGGCTTCTTTTCCGAGCTCCTGCCACACTCGGAAAATCACACGCATGCACCTCTCCTTTTCAGGAGAGTGACGGTACTCGTCAGCAAACTGTGTGACCCTATCCAGATCAGGCGCGGCACTCAAGAGTCTGTAAAGACCCTTGTCCCAATTTAATGGGACTGCCACACCGTCAATGAACCGGTGCGAGCAGAACTCAAAAGAGTTCTTCTCACACCGGCGGAACATCTTAACGTTGATGCCATAAGCAGCATAAGCTGCAGTGGCACCTTCGGTAAATGTCTCAATAGAGTCATCGCCCATGGCGATGGCCCAAGGGGCACCAACGAGATACGCGAGCATAACCCGCATCCTCGAGTTGGTGGATGAAGTCAAGTATGACCCTGACTTCATCACCC